TTGTCTGTCTGGCGAAACAGAGGTTAATCTGGTTATTAAGTAACCTCTACAAGTATACGACCTTTGAGCCGTTTCTGAACCGCCTAAACGCCTGAACCATTTTTGAGTATCTTTTGAAACTATATTATTGTAGTTTTCTTTTGTTATCTTTTCTGTTTTTTGACCCTCTACAAAGTATGTTGTTTTTGTATTTGGGTTTTTTACTAAACTTGTTTTTGTCATTGTTATTTCCATTGTTTTATATTTCTAAGGTTAATAATAGGCATAAAATAAAAGCGCTTATATAAACAAAAGCTTTTATAAATAAATCACTTAAAATGATTTTTGCGAATAGGTTTTTAATTCTTGTTTTCATAATTAAAATAAATTGATTAATAAATTAATGCAGGCATATAATACAAGTAAAGAACCTGCAAAAGATAAAATAGTAATTGTTTTAATAATTAGCTTGTGAATTGTGTTTTTCATTTGTTTGATTGTTTTATAAAATTATCTAATCTTAGTAAAAATTGCGTTTTACGATATTCTTTTAATAACTTATCATAGTCGCAATCGTTTTTTCTATTAGGATAATAATAATTAATTAAGTTAAGTTTTCTTTCTAATGTTTTTAGTTTTTGTTCCATTTGTTTGTTTTAATGTTTAAACAAATATATATAAATATTTCCAACTGACAAAATTATTTATAATTATTTTTTTTATATGTTTGTGAGTTAAACAAAAAACCCCCGCACAAAGCGAGGGCAAACAAACAAACAAAATTTTATGACTTAAAGGTATTGAATTTATATTGAATTCACAAGGTATTAAATTTATTTCTCTATTAAATTCATATATTGAATTGCTCTATGCCTTGAGTATTGTTCAATAGTCCATTGAATTGACCTATCCGTATTGAATTGCTTTTTGTATGGCTCTTGTCCTACTTCTTTTATTTCAAACGTTAGAACTCTCATGTTTTAAATTTATTCTTATCGTGTCTTTTATATTTATATTTATGCCTTTGTTGATTCATAATAGTTACAAAGTGTTTTGATGGACATAACACCCTCACCTCTTCTTTTTCTTTATCCCAACTGAATTTATGTATCATATAATTTGGTATCCATACCATTGAATTATCATACTCAATAAATAACTTTGCTTTCTTTGTAGCAGTTCTAATAGCTTTGAATTTAAACTCTACCAGCTCTCTAATGAATTTGTGTTGCATATATTAAATTTCTAACTTATTACTTCTAAGTTTGTAATTATAAACGTCTAATATCTCTTGAATAATATCATATTCATTATTATAAATGTAAATCTTTTTAACGCTCTTACAATTCTTTATTAATCTATCAACATCAAAGTGTTCATTTTTAAACATTATCTTTTTCAGTGCCCTAACAAATTTAGTAGATACAGCATTTTTTCCTATGACATCTTTTAAACTTAAGCAATTTTCTAAAACCTGTTCGCCTAAATCCTCATTCAATTCATAAACACCTTTTTTAATTAAAGAAGTAGAACCTTTGTTTAATTTTGAATTGAAAGCGTCTGTAATTCCAGATAGAGTAAAGTCATCAATAAAATCGTCAATTATTTCTAATAATCTTTTGTATTCCAAATTACCTTTGACTGCATAAGATTTAATATGATTTATAACTTTCCAACCTCTTTGATTAGTATTTATATCAACAACACAATCTTTATTTACATTATTATTTATTACATAAAATACAGGTTTCTGTAATTGAATTAACGCTTCTAATCTATGTTGACCATCAATAACGTAATTATCATTAGTTACAATTATCGGCACAACTAAACCAAATTTAGTAATTGAATTACAAAGTAAATCAACATGCTTTTTATCTACATCTCTATTAAATGTCAAGTATTTAAACAAGCCATAGTTTTTAGTTTCGAATATCTCAAATTTTTTCATTGTTTCTTGTTTTAATTTATACTTTGCTTTTTCTATATTCTGATTCTAATTGTTGCAAGTATAATTGATTCTTTGCCTCTAGTGTTCGATTCATATCTTTTAAATTCTCATTCTCTTCTTTTACGCTTCTTAGCATTTGTCTTAAATGATTAATCTCAATTCTGTGTAGGTCGTCAATGTGTGTCATGGTATTAAATTTTTATTTATAATGTTTATATGTAGTTTCTAAAGCTTCGATAATATTGTCTCTCTCTTTTCCATTTAGTGCCGATTCAATTAACCATCTTAATTCATCATAAGGACAAGAGCATTCGTCATTAAACCAATTATAATAAACGTCTATTAAATTTTCTTTGTGTTCTTGTGTCATAGCTCTTGTTTTATTTTTATTTTATCGTTCAAGTCGTTAATCAAACTAGACAATATAATTTCTTTATGTTCTTTATTTATAGCATACATTGGGTATCTCATCCATTTATGTGTTGATTTTTTTGGATTAAATATATCGCTCATTAATTTTCTGAAGTTTCTAAACCAAACTCTCATTGGTCGTGTTACTCTAATTACTTTATTTGTTTTCATTTGTTTAATTGATTTATTAGTGAATAAAATTTATAAGTCTCATAAGGCATTTTATAACCTTTGCAGTAATAACAAAACATCTTATTGCCTTTTACTTCTAGTTTGTTTGAACATTTGTTGCACTTTCTCATTTGATTTCTTTTAATGATTCTTTAATACTATCAAGCTTCCATTCCTGCATTTTAGCTTGTTCTTTGACGACTTGATTTATAATGAAGGGTAAGTCATCAAACATATCGTTAACGTCAAACACAACGCATTTATCGTCTCCATAATAAATATAGAGTTCTCCGTCGTTACAATGTATTTGAATTGTGTCATAAACATAAGTGTGTCTTTTAGCAACTTCTAATTGCTTTTCTAAATCTTTGATTTTTTCTTTGAGTGTCATATTGTTTGTTTTAGTTAAAGTTTTCTTTGTATTCATTGTCTCCGTCAGCATACCCACAAGCTTCAGCATCTACGTTATTATGTACTTTAGAGACATACTCTCCATAAGTACGCCACCAATTCAATTCGTCTTGTAATCGCTCTATATCGTGGTCTAAAATTAGATTTTGTTCTTCAAGTTCTCTAAATGATAAATCCATAATTTCTATTCTTTGATTTCTTTTTCTATTATTTTGTTTTCTAAATCTACAATAGTGTAGCCGTGTGTTCTTAAAAGATTAATTGATTTTCTAATCTCTTCAAGTTTCTTTTGCATCTTATAATGTGCAAATGTTTCGTTTTCTATACTCATGATTTCTTGTTTTTAAATTGTTTACTTAATAGTTCTAACATACGATTTTGGTTACTCTTTTGTATCCAATCTTTGTTAAGGTTAAAGTGTTTTGGGATAATCTTTTTGTTTTCTTTCATTATATAAAGTATTAGGGTAGTTAAATAAATTACAAATATCATCTACAATACAATCTCCAAATTCTTGGCTACCATATTCTATTAATATTTTTCTTAAATTTTCATGTTTGTTTTTAATTGTTTTCATAGTTTTATTCATTATTTAAAATATCTAACAAGCTTATCATATCTATTGAATAATCTGTTTTATAATCTTCTGGCTCTTCTGCTTTATAACAATTTAATCCATTGTATTGAATATAAATGTGTAGTAGTTTTTTAAAAGAGATGTCTTTATAATATAATTCAATTTCTTTTTGTGTTCCGATACTGTTTGCAATATCTACTTTGATACAATAATCTTTTAATTCTTGTGCTTTCATGGTTTTATTTATTAGTTATTAACAATATTAGTAAATAATTTCCAACTGACCAAATAAATATAAAAAAAATTATCTAATAAAATAATTACCATGAGGTACAGACCTAGTAAGTAGGTACTGAACCAGATAACGACAGGAGTCTATTCCGTGATTAAAATTATCTTGAGGAATAGAACCTGTAAGCTTCCAAGAATAATTATTAAATTCACGAATTAGATTTATAGAATTGCTATCAATTACAATTTGATAATCTTGCATCAATGCTATTCCTGACAAGATGCTACCTTTCTTTTTTATTGTAGGCACAATGTTTAATCCTTTTGTTTTTAATTCACTAATTAAACGGGGTTCGCTATTATCAGCCACAATTAAATTCTTACCTGCCTTTCTAATACAAGTATCATAAATTTGTGAGGTGGTCAAACCTTTTTTGTATAAATGTTCTTTAAACCAAATAATTTTTCTAGTTTTGTCAATCGCACCTTCTATTAAAGCTGAGGGGTCAACAGAGAATCCAAAGTCCAATCCGAATATTGAATCTATTTCCGTATTGAATTTATCTATATTCCAATGAGTAAATATAACTCCTTCTGCTCTTTGTAACCAGCCACCCATTATTTGATGTTTATACTTAAGAGGTCTTCTAACTTTCATATCTTCAATCTGTTTAACAAACGATTCTGATAAGTGGTCTAAGTTATCTAAGTAAGTTGTATGAATGTAAGTAATGTTTTCTTTTGTGCCGTTGAATCCGTCTGGTATTCCTCTATTCTGAAAAAACCTTTGATATATCCAGTTCTCTTTTGTAGTAGGGTTTAGAATTAATATACATCTATTCTTAACTCCTTTTGCTCTAATACTAAAATCAATCTTGTCAAAACTCTCTTCATCTGTAAGCTCTTCTGCTTCATCTAAAACAAACGAACTAACACCTTGAATAGATTTTAGCTTTGCCGTTTGGTCTCCACTTGATGTTCTAATCCCACTGAAATATATTGAACTGCCTGTTAAATTATTAATGATTTCTGTTTTGGTTACAGTGAACTGGTCAAGTATGCCCATTAATTCTAGCTTCTCAATAAACTCTGGTATAATTGACATACCTGCTGAGGTCATTGTATAACGAGTAAATAATATTCTGTGTCCTTTTTCGTAAGTAAGTAACACTAAGAATGTGTTTGTAGCAAATGATTTTCCACTTCCTCTTCCTCCTGTAATCACATAGTATCTACTATCTGAATTAAATAGAGCTTGATATTTAGGATTAAGATTTAGTTTCTTCATCTTTTATATCTTCTGATTCAATGTCAATTGTTTTTTCCTTATCTGCAAAATTAATTACAGGAATGTTGACTTCTGTTTTAACATTAAGTTCTTTAAGTTCTTTTGGTTTACCATACTTGTATTCCCAAAGTAATCTCATATGAGGGAAACTATCTTTTGCCTGTTTTGCAAGTTCAAGCCAAGCTTTCTCTTCACTACCAAATACTTTTTTCATTGCACCTAAGGCATAGTTACCTAGCTTCTTTTCCCTAGCTTTCGGTGGTCGTCCTTGTCCTCTATAAACTCCTTTTAAAGCACCGTTGTTTGCTCTTCCATCTTTTTTCTTTTTTTCATCGTTTACTCCTTCCATAAACCTTTATTTATTAATTGGCATATAATAGAGTAATTGCCTAAGTCCTGAAATGTATCTAATAAAGTTTCATTATTACCTTTACGATTCTTAATAATTAGATTTTTC